GTAGATAAAACCTTGACCGCCTGAAATCTTATCATCTGGGTCAAACATATCTTGTGATGCGTAAGTGTGATTAGTTGCTACTAAGCCAACATTGTGACTACCAAACATATTAACAGTGTTACGCACAAGTGATGTTAGTGCTTTAGGCTTACGACCCATGTCACCTTTCATATCACCCTTGTTAAACTGGTCAACGTCTGTAGGTGTTAGCAACATACCTAGTGAGTCAACTACAAACAATACCTTAGGACGATCTGCTTCATCCATTGCTTTGTAGTCTGCCATAAACGTACTAATGGTCTTAGCAACGTCATCAATCATTGACATGTTAAGTTTTAGTAGTTTATCTTCTGATGTATCTACGTCAAGTGCTTGTAGCCACGATTCATCAAGTGCGTTCTCTGAGTCAATAAGAACTACAAAGATGCCTTGCTCTTGTGCGGCCTTTACAATGTTACCTGAACAAATGTATGACTTACCTGCACCAGACTCACCTGCAAATACAGATACCTTGCCTAGTGGAATACCTTTGTTCCAATCACCTGAGATAAGATAGTTGAGTGCAAAGTTGCCTGTACTAACCCAATCAGTAGGATCGTTAAATCCTGCACTCATGCCTGAGATTGACTTAGTTAACGAAGTTCTAAACTTCGTAGGATCAAATGCTTTTGATGCCATATGTATCTCCTAATCTAAAAAGCAAAATGGGGGATTGCTCCCCCACTAGTTATTACTGTCCTTGACGTGAACGAATCATTGCTAGAATGTCGCTCGCATCACCGCCAGCCGCCGGAGCCGCTTCTGGTGCTGCCGCAGGTGCTGCCTCAGTTACCGGAGCAGGTGCTACTTCTGCTGCCGGAGCAGGTGCTGCCGCTGGAGCCGCTGGAGCAGGAGTAGTAGCCGCTGGTGCTACATTTGGATCGCCTGTTCTTGCTGCCATGCCTGCTGGACGGAAGTATTGTGACCAACGATCTGGATCATATGCTTCGCCATCAACAGATGCTTCAAACATTTCTTGCATAACTTTTAGTTCAACTTCGCCTGGCTTTTTAGGTAGGAAGTCATTAAGATTAAAAAGACCATTTGAGTTAACAGCAGCCATTTCGCCATCAGTTAGTGGACGCTCTCTACGAGCCCATTGTGATGTTGAGTAGTCTGCGTAACCACCTTTTGAAGTCTTGTTAAGACGGAAATCAACGCCAGCAGTAAAATCTGTTGGTAGTTCTTCCATATCTGGATCCATAAGTGCCTGCTTGATGATCTGGAAGATCTGTGGGCCAATAATGAATCGACGAACTGGATTCTCTGGAGTTGTATCCTCTGCTAGTGGGTTATCCACAACAAAGCCTTGGAAAATATAAGAACGTTTCTTCCAGTACTTACGACCCATATCTTCTAAAGTAGGATCTTTAAACCAACCACGTACTTCATTTAGAATGTTACAAGTATCACCATACATTTCCATACATGGAATTTGTACTTGAACTGGACGTGAATCAGTTTCGCCTTTAACGCCTGCGAATGGAAGTTTGATCATCAAACGTTCTACCCAGAAGAAAGTATTATCTTCGTTGCCATCAGGCAAGAAACGAAGCGTTGAAGTTTCGCATTCTTTCATATTCCAAATTGGGTAAATTGCGTTGTCGCCGCCGCTTGATTGAGTGTTACCGCCTGTGCGGTTTTCTTGTTCTTTGAGCTTTGCTCGGATTTCTGCTAAAGATGCCATAGTAATGCCTCCTATATTTTTGCCTATGTCTATGTGCCTTAATTTAGTAGCACAGTGTATATAATACACTAAACTACTTAGCCTGTCAAGCCTTTTTTAAAGAAAAACTTGAAAAACTTCTTGGACTTTGTCCAAATGTATTTATCTCAAACCAGCAAGTTCTCTCATTCTATCGAACTCTGGATCTGTTTCTGGTTCTCTGTACTGCTCAGTTACTTCATATACTTTCATAATGAATTGCTTTGCAGGTTCAATAAATTCTTCGCCGTAGTCTTTCTCTACCATAGTAAGTACTGCTGTTTCACCTTTAGGAAAC